TGTGTTATTCCTTTCAGTTATAAAGTAATGCTTTTCAACTGTCAATTAACAGTTGATTGTTGCAAGCCGTGCAACTCGGAGATATTTAGATCACCATTCCTTTACTGTGTAAAGTGCGCTACCGCCCTCTAAATGTTGTCCATTGAAATGTGTTAACACTTCAAATTTACCTGCTTGATAGCCTAGAGTTTCATAGGCTTTATTATCTATCAAAGTAACACCAGCTTTTATCTTATGTCCTTTGTTTAGATTGATTTTATAAACATCAACTTTCTGTTCATCGGTGTTAGCAACTACTGCGGTTCTATCAGATTTTTCTGTTGCTGCTTTAGGTACATTAGGATTGCTATGTGCAATATCCTGTTTCACTTTTTCTGTAGCAACTTCAACTGTTGGTGCTTCTGTGTAATAAGTCGCTATCGGTTGAGTTCTTTCCTTTTTGGAAATGACTTCCTGTGCTTCTGTTTCAGTAACATGAATTGCTTTTGACAATTCTGTAGGTGATTTAGCCTGCTCTTGTGTAACAATAACAGGCTTTTCTAATTCTTTTTGTTTGTAATGATATATCAGCACACCTACAATAGCGATAAAAACGCATAGGGCAATCGCTATGGCTATTTTGTAGTGTTCCTTGATAGTTTGTACCAACTTACTAATTAACATGGCTTACACCTCGTTTAATTCGTTTTGTAGCATTTCCAACGCTCTAAACTTTTCATCCGCAAAACGCTCATTCAAGTTATCACGCAATGCACTATTATTCCATTCCGTACTCATGCATACATCATAAATACAAGCGATGAGGTCATAATCAAAACGTTTATCATCAACGTATGACAAATTAGGCAATTCTAAATTCAAGGCCTTTTCCATTAGCTTTAATGCATCGTGGAACATATCAACGATATTACCTACACCATATTGTACTGTTCTACTCCATATCACATCTTTCAATGTATCTGAATGTTTATCTACATGGAATAGATTGTCTTGTAGTAGCTTACACGCTACATCGTAGTATTTAGCTTTGATGTAGTCATGTTGCATTTGTGCAAATCCTTGTCTATCAATAGTGCCTAGTTCTTTCCATTGGTCGATAAAATCATCACTATTGATTTCACCGCTATCTACCAATGCTCTTGCGTAATCAGTGTAAAATCCGCCTTGCCGTAATCCCCAACCTAGAAATTCATCAACGCTACCGCAATTACTAGCTAATTGATATGTGCCATAAGAAATACCACCTGCATCATTAACCCCACTTGATACACAAGCAGGGTCGCCATTACTTTCATATACCGCACTCAAACTCCCTAATTCATTCATTTCTCTAACTCCTTTTTTTCGGAAACACTACCCTCATTCATATATTGGGAACGCTTAACACTACCATTAGCACCAATATAACCGCTTAACGCACCGACTATTACACTTGCCAAATCCTTTTGTTCAAGATAAATAGTCATGATTAGTGCAGCGGATAATGCTATCAATGTTACGGTGTCCTCATAGTTAATCTTCATTTAATCGCTTCCTTTACCGATTTAACGAAATCAATCACTTGTTTAAATAGCCCTATCGCACGTTTAAACCACCTCGTTTCTACTAGCTCAAGTTCTATCATGTTTTCTACACAACTTGCTAACTCAATAAATACAGGTATCAAATATAGCAATGTGCATAGGAATACATCTACACGGCCCAATATAGGTACTTCCACATCAGGTAGTGCTAATAAAATAAACGATAACAAAAAAAGCCACGGATAGGATTTGACTAATTTCTTAGTCATATCCGCTCGTAGCTTGCCACTCACTAAAAATCGTTTGTGTTTTCCATCAATTTCTACCGATGCCCAACCTCTCCATAGGATAGCTAGTAAAGTATTTTTGACTGTTACCTCTCTATTTGTCGCTAAATTGTAATTTCTAGCTTCGACTAATACCCTTAAAAACGTATCTACAAATACAAGAATTATGCTTGTGAAAATAGCTAATGATATATGTACTGCTTCACTCACGTTAAACACCTCATTAAATATTTGATTAATTAAATTTATCACTCTCTATCTCCCTCGCTTTGTTCGGATAACTCAAAACCTACAGAAATATATGGTGTATTTCCATCAAAACTTTTATCTCGTGTTATCCGTGAATTATTCCCTATTACAGTAAACGTTGCTTTTACACCTCGTTCTAGGTCTACAATTACTGTTACAAACTCCCCTTGATTGTCTAATACATTAAAAGTTGCTTTATCTATACCGTCACTTCCAACATATGTTTGCAAAAACACATTATAACTTCCTTTTGGTAAAAACAATGTTTTACGTTCTTGCGTTGAGCCATTAGAAAATATAGGCAAAAAATCATGCGGTTCTTGTCGTCCTCTAACTTGCGATGTTAATATCCCATATTTGTTAGTACCTATTTTTACCAGTCCAACGTTATCAGCCATAGAAATTGATTTATTTTTCTCCCATAATGTAGCGTAATACTTTTTCTCATCAGCATCGATTTCTATGTTTTTATCGCCTGCTACATTAAGGCTCTCTGTCAAATTAATAACATAATTTCCGAGTTTTAATTGTTTAGCCATTGACCCCTACCTCTACTGTTCCGCTAGCACTCCACAACTGCAACTTACTATTCAATGATGTTTGTACTCTTCCCCAGCTACCCCATTTATTAGCAATGAAATTACGATGATAGGTTTCACCATTTAATGTGTGCAATGTATGGTCGATTAATTTGCCCTCTCCAAAGTTAAAGACAATCAGCATACCTTGCTTATGTGAACGTGGCGGATTGTTAGCACCACCATCGAAATTGATTTCGTAGCACCCTTGCGTTGTAAGTGTGTTCCAGTCTGTTGCGGTATCTAATTTAGAATATGGAAAACCAAACGAACCTGCATCACCTTTTTTAATAAACACTTCATCAGCTTTGGTTTTGCTATAAATGGCGGTGTCATAATGTTTAGTGGTTAATACTGTACTACTATCCGTGCCGTCATAGTGTTTCAAGGTAGTACCAGTTAAGTATACAGGTACGCTAGGGTCTCCCAATTCCACCGCATCAGATGTAGATACTTTACCAATACGCACACCATGTCCATCTGTTTTTTTGCCCTCTAACAATATATTATTGTTGAGTACAATCGCACCGCTTACATTACCGCCTGTGAGTTTCAAGTAATCTAGGCTTGCCAATCGAGCCGTATTGATTGAGTTTTGATAATCCCTATTTGGATCACCTACATAAATATCTACTTGATGCCGTTTACTAGGCTTTTCTGTTAACACCGCAAAATAGAATTTGCCATTACAATATGCAATATCTTCAATTTCAGTAGTTCTATTGATTTCGATTATTTGTTTAACTGTTCCGAATGGTGTACATTCTACCAAACTACCGAGCGTTGCACTCATAATGCATCCGTTAAGCATTAACGCACCATTGTTGTTGAAATCATCGTATTGGTAGTCAATTTGATATGTTTTCATCTTTTGGAAATCATCATTGTACAAGTTGACTTCACGTAATCGTTGTTGACCGCTAATTGGTACAATACTCACATAAGTTCGTGTGATAGGATCATATCCAATATTAAATACACGCTCATTCAATGTGATAGTCTTTTCAAATGCCATAGAATCCGCATTAAATACAGATAAGTTATTTCCATTCTTCAAGCCGTTAGCAAGATAAATTTTGTTCGTGTATTTGTTGTAGCACATAGTGTTACAATGGCCCATTTTGTCAGGGTCGCTAAACTTATATGTACCTACGATTTCAAATGTATCTGGATTGAGTTCGTATAAGTTTTGTTTTGTACCATCACCATTGATGCATGCTAACACAAACACATTCTTTTTATCATTGTATGTAAATCCTTGACATTGGTTGACCTCATCACCATATTGGATGTTTTTAACAAAGGCGATATTAGATGCACCTTTTAACATTGGTGTTTCAGTAGGATAGAACGGCTTAATGTTATTGTATGTACCCATATCCATAACACTATCAACAGTATCAAATGAAACATGCTCATTTACTTTGTAGATGCCATTAGGGATTAACAATATTTTATTTTTCAAATTGTCATTAGCACGTTTAAACGCTGCCGTATCATCTGCTACACCATCGCCAACTGCTCCAAAGTCTTTAACAGATACGATGCCATATAGGCTATCTTTAGGAATAAACTTTGTATCTGCTTCGGTTTTTGTAATCAAACCACCGCCATTAGGTAGTGCGATTTGTTCTGCTTTACTTGCTGCAACTTCTGCACGTTTCGCCGCATCAGTTGCCTTGATGGCGTTACTTGCAATCGATGTTTGTTTATTATCAATGTCTGTTTTTAAAGTTCTGGCTTGGCTCACCAATTCATTAATATCACGCTTATCAACTGTGGTTTGTCCTGCATATGCTTTTGCATCTGCCACTAGCTTTTCTGCTTTTGTTACATTAGCACTAGATGTATTAAGTGCGGTATTGCTAGTCGCTAGTTTATCGTCAACTGTACGGCTTAATTCTGTGATTTCACCGCCTAGCGTTTGTATCATTTCTGCATTAGCATTGATAGCATCGCTTTCGGCTTTAATTTTTGCATATGCATCTATAGCATCATTCGCTGCTTTTGTCGATGTATCTACAATTTTACGTGCAACTGTTGTTGCATCCTCATCACTACCTACACGGATTAATAAGGCTCTATTCATCTTCTCCTGCATTTCTTGCAAAATTAATGTTACCTTATCTGTCATGTGTTCGATATTTTGGAAAGGATACTCATCTGGCAAATCCGTATCTTGAGTGATTGGTGTTCTACGTTCAAGAATAATCTTGTGAGTATTATCTAACGGATCACCATCAGCAGGATATGTTAAAGTTTTATTTTCTTTGTCATAATCGATGTTTCCTATTTGCACGCTTTCTGTGCCATCAGCACCAACAATGATTAAGGCTATATCTTCAACCCTATTGAAATCATACGGCCATATCCATTTTTTGTTAACTCCATCACATTGATAAACTACACTAGGTTTTTTGACTTCTGGTATCATATTTGTTCCCCTTTCTAATTAAACAGGACTACCCATAATTGAGTAGTCCTTATTTATTAATGTTTATTTTGCTTTTTTTCCTTTTGTTTTTCTTTATTAGATTTCAATCGTTTATCAAAGATGACGGAATATAGCAAATCTTCGAGCTCTGCATCTATATCCGTTAAACCGTATTTTGCAATTGTCATGACGCCATCGGTTAGTGTATTGCTTAACCCTGTCATAGAATTGGCAAATTGTAGTCCTGCACGTCCTACGTCCGTCCAATCCTTTTTACTACTATTCACAGCAGTAAATATATCATCGATTTTATCGATTACCGCATAGGATAACGGCGACGTTCCACGATTGTATACCTTTTCGCCTAACATTCTATTCATAGCTTGTGTGATACCCTCACGCACGAACGGTACGCCCATGATGCTTTGATTTACAAATTCTTTAGTTAATGACTTAGCTACTTTTGTAGGGTCATCGTCATCATCGCTACCAAAGAGATTATTATATATAACCATGATTACAGCTTGCATAAATAGGTCATAGAAGATTACACGAGCGAATTTCTTGAAATCCCCTCTATCTTTAAATGCATAGAATCCGTCAAGTTGCATATTCCATAGTGTGCCAGCATACGTGTAGAACGTAGTCGCAAAATTAGCGATAGTTCCTTTGTTACGTTGTATGCCTGCTTGGTCTTTAATATCACCACTACCAAATATATCAATGATAGCCTTATCAGCTAGTTCAATTGCTCGTTGGTCTGCCCACTCTAAAGATATACCCTCTTTTTGTACAAGTTTAGAATATTCCACATCGTATACATCTTTCCAAATCGGAACAGAAAGCATTAGATCCGTTTCAGAAAGTAGACTGTAACCCCAACTATTAATAGCATCACGGGCCTCGCCTAATTGTTCCATGGTGTAACCGCCTATAGATTTACCATCAATCGTAAATCCTTTACCGCCGATTTCTAAACCTCTACGCATATCCTTATCAAGTGTTTGTACACGCTCACGGAGCATTACGGATTTTCCTAATACGAATTCACGAGTTTCGTTATACCGTCCAGAACCTCGGCCATATACGCCTACACCTGCACGATATAACGCACGCATTACTCTTGCTGCGCCTAATTGTTCCATAGCCACAGGAACATTCGCCACGTTTTGGATAGCTACACTTACCTTGCCTGCTATAACAGCAGATGAGATATTACGCTTAATCGTTTGCATCATATTGTCAAATTCGGTTAACCGAGATACTTCCGTTGTCCATTGGTCTCGTACCCATTGGCGCAAGTATTGGTACTCACTAGCACCGAGTTTATTTGTAATATAGTCTGCAAATTCTTTACGATTAATTAACGTATTTACATCCGTAACCGCCTCACGCATCGTAATATGATTGATGCTTTCTGTAATTGCACGAGGTATTACATCTAAAGACAATAACAATTGTTTATCTTTCACCTTATCAAGACGTGATTTAGTAGCACTCATGCCATAACCAAAGGTAGCATTACTACTCATGAATGATTGTGCTATATCTTCCATTTCATGATTAGAAGATTTACCGCTAGTCTTAGGGTCGTACATTATAGGGTAATATTGCCCCTCTATGGTACGTCCGCCGATTCTAAATGTAATTCCTTCTTCTTTCTTTAATGGATTACCTGTCATGCGTTCTTGTACTGCACTACGTTCTTGATAAAATGAGTTGATTTGCTCCCATTCACGGATAATAAATTCCCAGTCTCTATCATCGAGTACGTCTTGGAATAGTCGTTCTATTTCAACCTCGTTGGCTTTTACGGTCTCTATAGCACGTTGTCTATTACGTTCTGTCCCCCAATTCAAGGCTAGGGCCATAACTTGCTCTTTAGTGAGGTTTCTTGCGTCCCCTACTTGATAGCCTCGTTCGTTACGGATTTTATAGAGTTCCTTACGAGAATATAATGCTACGTTTTTAGCTAGGCGCATCGTTTCACTTTCAAGACGTTCGTTGAAATGTTGCCGTGCACGGTTAATAGTATCGTAGATATACATTTCAGCAGGGCCACCCTTGCCACCATCTAAACGGCGCAAGATGGTTTTGATTTGTTGTAACGATTCAACAAAGTTAGCCATCTTATTGAATATAGCGTTTTTAGTAGTCTTGCTATTTTCAATGTTGAAAGTGCTTTCTTCTACTTCGCCAAATGTTTCAATAGCCTTATCAAGGATATCACGTTCTACATAATCAATAGATAAAGGATTGCCGTTTTCGGTTAAAAAGCTATTATGCTCATATTCCCTACGTCCGTTATGATACATGCCAGTCATTAATTCTTCGAGCATGTTCAATTCATTAACGGTTAAGGTAGCGAATGTACGAGGTGATTTAGCATTAAAAATACCGCTTACAGTATCATCCATACTAATTAATGTATTGAATCCTGCTATACCTGCGTCTGGGTCAAGTCGATTAGTAATAACCGTTTCATCAAATCCATCTGTAGGCAACAATCCGTCACGCTTAATCAACCCCATTTGGTACATCATATGAGTATAGAAGTACCGCAATTGAGGGTCTAACATTACAGGATTTTTCGCACGAGTAATGCGTGCATTTTGTTCTAACAATTTAGTACGTAATTTCTTGATACGTTGTTGATTTTCAAATGCCACTCTAGCCCTTGCTTGATTCATCATTTGAGATTGTTTATGCTCTAATGCTTCCTCTACCTTATTAACGGCTAATGCTCTATCTGCATTCTTACCATCTCTGATTGCTTGATTTTGGTATTTCTTATATTGGCTCGCTTGTGCCAACGTCAAATCACCTAATTCAGCACGGGCCTTATTCATGTATTTAGGAATAGTGCCAAATCCACCATCACGGATTGCACGAACAGCATTAATGCGTTCTTGTAACTGTGCTTTCAATTTCTCTATTTTATCTTCGGCTTTGTCGAGTTCCTTAGAAGTAGAGTTCAATTCTTTAGCTACTTTTGCATTATCCTGTTTGATTTGTTCCGCTTTAGTAATTGCCTTTTCAATCGGTGCTAGTTCCGCATCAAGATTTTCTCTATTAGGGTCTAACCGCTGCAATTTATCCAATAGTTGCCAATTGTTAGCCAAATCCTTATTAGTATATTGCTTAATAAGTTTAGCCTCTTCTTCTGTAAGGGCCATTTGACCTTGGTTAGATAATAGCATTTCTTCCGCTATTTGCTCATTGGATTTTCCGATATTGTTGACCTCAACAAATTCGGATCTTGCGTGTTCCATCTCTTGCTTAATAGCATCTTCAAAGGTGGCCCCTGTTTCTTCTATTTCTGCTTTCTTTAGGTTTTCGATGTTGCCGTATTGAGTATTAACCAACGCTGCATCGCCAATTGCAAGATATCGTTGATGTTCTTTATAGATAGGATATTCTTCGATTAAACGCTTTTCGATTGCAACCTGCACATCGTCTTTCACATCTTCCCATTCTTTAATAGGTCGATTGTCTAATTCTTTCATGTACTTACGCATTACACGTTCTTTAGCTTTTTCTTTAATATCAGCAATGTATCCTTGTACTCGTGCCTGTTCGGTCTCGCTCAATTGTTGATACAATTTTGTATTTTCAAATTGCTCTAATGCTTGCTCATGTGCGTAGTTTTCAATATCATCTTGCGTAGCTATCATGCGTGCCATTATATCTTTAATGTCAGATGGTACTTCACCGCCTAAACGTTGCACACTACGATAAATACGAGTTAACCATTTAGAGAATTGACGGAATACTCGTTGTAGTCCTTTTGTTGGTGCTTCGCCACTTCGTAAATAACTTTCCCAGCCTCTTGCGAATTTCTCGTGTGCTTTGGTGTTGTCTACGTTTTCACCATCAACCCAACCACTCCACTCTTTGAGTGTGTTCCAATCATCAAGTAATTGTTTAGGTGCATTGTCCATTGATGCTAATTTTTGAATATCATCAAAGAATACATGCCCCATTTCGTGTAAGAATGTACTTCTATCTGCGGTTTTAAAAATACTAATGATACGTTCGCCATCACTCATGATTTCGGTCATGCCATTAACCGATTGGTTGTACTTTTTAATGACTTTGATTGCTTTATCATCGAACACTACATAGCATCGACCATCTTCTACGCCCTCATATGTGATACCTTTTATACCATGTTCATTTAAGTATTTAGATGCTAACCTATCTCCACCAAGCTCCTTAGATAGTAGTTTATAAAATTCTTTACCACTTAAATTAGAATTATTCAACACGCTACTGTTAAGTTCATTACTTATTTGGGATATAGCATTTTTAACAATGGGTGATTGTTTTTCTATGTTTTTTTGTTCATTTATCAAATACTCATTTTCTGGTATATCAACCTCAAACATAGTATTCCATTGATGCGTTTCAAAATGACTATCATTTAATATTTGAATAGCTTGTTCGGCTCTTTTTATTTGTGCCACAACATAATCTGATTTATTATCTTTTTTAGAATTTATAAAATCAGTTAAATTCTTTATAGCTTTGGTTTTTTCCAATTCTTCAGAAAGAGTTGTAAGTGCCATTGATAAAGGGCTTTCAGCATCAACAATCGATTTTGTTTTATTGTCATACCACTCTATATCATCATTTAATCTATATTTGGTATCACCGCTTATAATTTCAACGCTATCAATTCCAAGTACATCTTTATAGGCTTGTGCTACTTCTCTGTTTTTGGCGAAATACAAGCCCCAGCCATGTGCTTGATTGCCCTCACCAGTACCAATAGCGCCTAAATCAAATGTGTCAAAGTCATGTGGTGAACCATGCCATGCGGATTGATAATATTGATAATTATGTTGTTTTCGGAGATTGTCTAAATCATTTTCGTTTGGTATACTATTAATAAATGAACGACTTAGTTTAATCCCCCCAAGCCATGGTGGCTGGTTTTTTGGATTATTACTAAGTCGTTCTTTGTTTATATATATTAAATCCCCACCCAATAACAAATCATAATACGCTATATTGGTATTTCTAGCATAATAAGATTGTACAACATGATAATCACCTCTATCATTGTATTTGTTCAATAATATTGGCATCATTATAGGCTTTCCGTTTAAACCAATTACTTCAGTTATAATGATAATTTTTTTGCCATTATCTGCACTAAATATTGCAGATGGATTTGCAATAGTGTTAGGTAACTGTTTCAACATATCAATGGAAACTGTATCATTATGTCCAGATAAAATTCTTTTACCGTTAGAATCAAATACAGGTGAACGCAATATTTTATGCAAAACACCGCCTGTAATTTTGATTTTTTTTAAGTCAAGATTAATCAACTTAAAGACTAATGGTGAATCCATTATATCTATTGTTTTTTTACTTCCTATATTATTAGCATTATCTACATTGTTGGCCCAATCACTTAATACTTTATCTAGTTTGCTTTCCCATACTGCTTTTGTATTTTGATTATAACCTTTTTGATTGTCATACTTAGCATCCATGTTGATACGCACGCTATCACGCAAATAATCCATAGCAGTATAACCACCACGGCCCATTTGTCGCATATACTGTGCCATTACATCAGCATGTTGTGCCATTAACAACGCATTAGCTTTTGCCGTTTCACGTTGTTTTCTATCGGTACTTTCACCAATTGCTTTAACTACTTTGTTATATACATCATAGCCACTCTTGGATAATTGCATTCGTAGTGCTATATCGTTATCTGCTAGTGTAAAAATCTTATCATGCAATCTCTCAAGGCTTTCAATTTGTTGTAGTGTATGTTCCATATCAGCATGATGGATATTGCTTTGGTTGAGTGCTTCCACGTTATCAGCAAAAGCCGTTTGTGCTTTTGCTACGCTTGAATGAAATGCTGCACGTCTACGTTCTGCATTCGTGCGTGGTGCTTTACCGCCATTGTTAGACTTATAATCAGTCAACCATTGTGGCTCTACACCACTTGCCGTAGCTTCTTTAATATCATTATCCATATTGTCAAAGTCGCTTGCGTAGTTTTCACGATACTCTTGCACTAGGTTTTTGTACAGGTTGTTGTATGCTTGCTTAACCTGTGTAGGGTTAGCGAATACTTGTTCTAGTACTTCGCGATCTACATCGCTTGCATCTTCAAATTCATCACGGATAATGCTTTCTTTAACTCGTTCAGCTTTCTTTTCTGTTGCATCAACTAGGTTATTATTAAAGGCTTCCACTTCCGCTTTTGCACGTTCAAGTGTTTTCATAGACATACCGCCACGAGTAAAGTATGTACTTTCTTCTAGTGCCTTTACAGTTTCTTCCGTCAAGCCACCGCTTAATTGTGCATATTTACCGATTGGAACAGGAATATCTGCATTAGCTTCGATACTCTTTGATACTTCCTCTTGCGTTACCAAACCACTATCAATCATATTCTTAATGGCTTGTTGGCCCTCTTCAGTTTCCGCCATTTCATTGACATTTACATATGCAGTAGATACACCTACATTATCGCCCTGTGCTTGTACAATCTTTCCGTACAACTCAGGGTTTTCTTTTGCCATTTTATTTGATGCTGCATCTTGTTTTAATGCTTGCATGATAGCAGTACCATTTCTATTTTGCTCAGCCATGATTGCGTGTTGTTGTTCTTCTGGTGTTAGCTTTGTAAACTCATGGAACGCTTTCATTGTGTGGATGCCACTTACACCGCCGCCAAGTGTGCCTAAACCAATCACCGCAGGTAGTGCTTGTAGCATTGCACTTCCTGCACCTACTGCCATATCACCTATGGAATATACTCCCTCTGGGTCATTATCATTGCGGTATAGGTTATGTTGGAATTTTTCATTGATGTCTTGCAAGCCCTCTTCAACTAATTCAGAACCGCCAGCCTTAACAGATGCTTTCGCCATTTGTGCAACAGTAGTGCCAATGCCCCTATTAAATGTTGCTAGTGTATCACTGGTAGCACCTCGTAATACTTTTGACATAACCGCTTTAGGTGCTACTTTACCTATGCCTTTAACCATGAAACGTGTAGATGCCATTTCAATACCTGTATCAACTGCAGCATATGTCATAGCGTATTTATAGGCTTCATCATTAGAGTATACTTTATTACCATTTGCATCACGTTTATTAATGAGTTCAAGGTATTTGTTACCGAATGACATTTTGTACATTTCATAGGCCATATCAGCACCGCCACCCCATTTAGCACCAGTTGCTGCACCTGCGCCTATACCTACACCATCGGTAGTTAAACCGCCAATTACCGCACCGATTGCACCGCCTATGATTGCACCTGTACCGCCCTGTTTGCCCATCATGTATGCTTGTGCTGCTGTTTGTCCAAATACTTCTTGTAATGGATTAGTTCCGTCAGGTGTTCGGTAGTTGCGCAAGTTATTTTGCAAGCGTTCCATTTCTGATGTTAATTCGTTAATACGTTCAGGGTCTTTTGTATGTGCCAATTCAAATCCAACATCGCCTAGCTTCATCTGATCGTTCATAGACCAAATACCTTGTTGAATTGCATCGAACGTAGATTTTGTAGCACGAATTGATTGTAGATTGTTGATTGCTTGTAATTGTTCAGCTTGTGAACCATATTTTACTTTATATAGTTCAGGGAATTCATCGTATATATCTTGTAATATTGCGCCACGTTCAACTCGTCTTGACAAGTAATCAGCACGTTCAAATGCTTTATCATCACCACGCATAATTACATCAGGGTCAATATCTAATACTTTCCCCATTCTAACTGCTTCGTTATAACGTAGGGTATCATTATTGTATAGAAACAATCTATCCGTATTACTAACAACACTTGTAGGAAGTACCTTTTGTAATGACTGTCCTAGTGGTTCTAAACCTTGGTATGGATTGTCAGCTTTACCAAACGGATAATATGTAGTTGTACCATCAGCATTAGTTTCTTCCATTGTGCGTGGTGTATTTGCAATAGCCTTAATTGCATTAATAGCATTATCAACTACTTGTGCCGTTGTATCTATCCCTGCACCTATTGCATTACCAACTTCAGTAAAACCGCCAGTAGGTTTAGACTGAACACCAGCACTAGCACTAAAAGATGGTGATGTTTTAACATAGCCATTCTGTACAGCTAGTGCTTCCTGCCGTTCTTGTTCAAGTGTTTGTTTAGCCATTTTTAATCTCCGTTATCGTTATATCTTCTTTGCATGTTGTTATACACGCTTTCGTAAATATCTCTTGTTGAGCCATCTTGATATGTTACACGCACATAATGGTTGCCAACAGGTTCAACATGTACAATACCCATCGCTCTATTGCTTGCCGCACTAATAGGTGCGCTATAATCATCGCCATCACCGAAATATGGTTTTTCCGTACTTCGTAATGTTTGTGTTGCTAATGCGCCCTCAAATATATCATGCATTTCTGCTTCTGTAGGCGCTCTGCCGTGTTTGCTTTCAAAGTCAGCTTTACGGCTTAACATCTCTTGTTTAACACCATATTCAAAACTTGAACGCAATGATTTGTCAGCAGGCAACGCACTTTGTATTTCGCTATCATAAGGTGTTAAATCAATTTTGTTGGCCTTTAATCGGTTATCGTTCGCTTCAAGCAACACTCCATCGAAACTATCATCAACAACTTTATCAGGGTACATTCTCTGTGCGTGTGCTAGTGTTTCTTCGTATGTATGAGTTTCAGCATATTTTTTCAACTCAAACTTTTGTTTTGCATTTAATTTAAGGCCTTTTTCATACATAGAATCAAGTTTAGGTCGCATTGATGCTTCTGTACCGCTCCACGCTTCCTTTTCCATATCAGTCTGTGCGCCTGCTGCTTGTGCGTGTGCGTAAGATGATGCACCTACATAATCGCCTTTTGCTATTAATTGGTTATATACAATTTTAGCTGCAGTAATTCTATCTTTAGCTTGCTTGGCTTCGATGTTCATTTGCATTGTCAGCCATCCTTTATAATTTTCACGGCCTTGTTTAACCGCCTTTTCAATCTGATCTTCCGAATAAACAGGTTGGCCACCTTTAGTCATAGGTGCATTGCGCATTAATTCTTTATAATGGCCTGCATCTGCGCCGTAATATCCACCTGCTTTTAACTTGTCAGCGTATTCATCTATGCTCTGTGCGTTGACTGCGCCATTCGGTTTAATATAGTGTTCAATCCAATCATCCACAAACTCTTCATCGGAATTATACATTTTGTAATAATTCGTTCCATCTGGTTGTTTATTTTCTTCTCCATTAGGTTCTGATTGAGTTAATCCTGCATAGTTACGATTTTCTTTTGCCAGCCTACTGAGTTCACCGCCAAGCGTTCCCTCTGCATACAACTGCCTGTATGCAATTTCTGTATTGATACCATACTTGTTATGTGCGTATTGTGCTAATTTCCATAAATGTTGATTAGCACCGACACCTGACTGCATAGCTTCCTTATTCTTAGCTTCCATTTGCGAACGTATGCGTGAACCCATAATGTCCATACCACGATTTACATCATCGCCTGCAGCCAATCGAATTGCGCCGAAATCGTTTTCATTGTTAGCGATTTTGTTTATACCCATTTGTTGGTACATTTTCCTGTATGGTGTTAATACATTCTCACTAGCAAGCCCAGTTAATGCAGTCAACTGCTTATCCAATGTTTCTGAATTATTATCAGCAACAGTTTTATCTAATAAGGTTTTAGCATTAAGATCATAGTTTTGTTGTTTTTTAGATGCTATTTGTTCATCATCAAGCCCTAATTGTTTACCAGTTGCTTCTATTAAATCGCCTGTTAATGTTAATGTTTTCATTTGTTGATTAACATCACCAGTTTGTAACAGATTGTTATTCAAGTTATTGATTTGATTTTGTGTAGCGGTGCTTAGTGCATCTTCGTACTGACCTCTCATGTACCTAGATATACCATCTAAATCGTTTGTTTTTGATGTTTCAACCGCTTTATTGAAAGCGTTTACCGCATCAGTTGTACGTAAGTTATATTTAGCAGCAAGTTCGCTTTGGAATTTTTGTGTACTTTCAAGGTATGTAGGTAGTATCCCTTGCGCATTCATACCTTTTTGGTACATTAACCCTTTATCTTTATCAAATTTTAATTCAGTTACTTTTTGATTGAATTCATTAATAGCATTTGTAGCATTGATATAATCTTTTTGTTTGTCGATTTCAAGCCAAGTTTTAGATGCATCATCCAATGCTTTTGCAAATGTGTTAATTCCATTTTGGTTAACACCATATGCTTCCGCATTGATTGTTGGTCTAAACTCACCATTAACTGTATTTAATCTTTCATTTTGTTCATAATTAACTAATTTCATAGTTACCTGCCGTTAAAAGTCCAAACTTTCTTAACTGTTTTAACTGGTCTTTCTGTTACACCATTTACATCACCGCCATATTGAGTTGTGTATTTACCACCTGCATATTGTTGTTTCATCCCATATATACTAGATGCACCGCTCAAGATAGTACCGAGCATTTGCATCCGTCCTTGTGTTTTAGCATTAGATGCAGCTGCTCTTGCACTACTAGCTTCATTGCGATAATTAACCCCATTAAGATATTCATTGTAGATACTGTTATTCTTGTTGGTTTCCCAATTGTTAATATCCTTGTTGTATTCATCGTAGCTACTAGCCATTAATTGTAATGGTGTACCACTCATGGATAACCCTGTAGCGCCTGCTTCTGCCGTATTCTGACCTGCAATCAATCGCATTTTATTGTCCATCTTATCTCGCTCTTGTAGTGCTTGATTGGCAATATCCTGTTGTTTCCTATCAGATATACGTGCATTAGCTTCCGCTGCTTGTGCCTGCGCATTGTACATAGCAGTCTGTGCTTTGGTCTGTTGATGTTGACCCCATAATGTAGTAACCAACTGTCCTGCCATCAATGCAATAGGATTACACATTCGCATCCCCCTTTCTCAATGTAAATAGCTCCATTCCGTTGTGTGTAACGTCAGAATGAATAACCGCCCCTAGTGATGTAAGCCATCGCTTCGAGCGGTTATTTTTCTTATGTATGAAATTGAATAAACATTCATGAGTGGATAACCACTCTTTTATGATTGCGTTACTCCTCTTTAGAAATTCCTTTTGTAATTTAAAATTAGTATCTAGTATCTTATTCCCTAGGAAATAAATACAGTACATTCCGTTGATTGACTTTTTTGAAATACCATATACGGCTAATGGTACATCATTCTCAATTACAATGTGGTTTTCATAATCATCACTGCATATATCTCTCACGAAATCATTTTTTCCATAATTTGGAAAATTTTGGTTCGCTATATTGACCTCTAAGGTGTCTATAGCCCTTAGGTTGATATATAAGTCATGAATTAATGAAGTGTGCCTTACAGGGCAAATATCAAAGTCCTGTAACATTTGGAAAACCACCACCTATTTCTATTTCTCTTGTTACGCTTAAAAGGTTAAATGGATAAGGTTTTTCATGCAAAATGCATACAGATGCATCGGTTGAGTATACTCCATCGAATTTTGGCAATATACATACCTTATCGCCACTATATAACTTGAGTGGCGGTAATGAAATATCATCCATGTGGTTGAAGTTTCTTCCGATTTTGCCACCAAATGAATTTAAGATATTGAGTGATAACCTACTCATTGTTAATAGTCGGCCTTGCAATGTACCATCTTGTATTTGCATTTCAATACTTGGAATACGTAATCGTGTAGTGTAGTTAATACCAACGGCTACACTTTGTGCCTTACCATCGATATTGATAATTGCCGTAGGTGGTACTTCCTTAATTGGCCGTTCCCTACCATTTACAACAATCTGCACATCTTCACCAATCAGATGAGGTACTGTGATAGTGCTGATATTTTCTGTACTGGTTTGTCTGATATAACAATCCATATACACATTGTTATTATCAGCGTTATACATTGGCTCAAATCGTTCTATGCACATCACTGTACCGCTTTTGAAATCACGCTCAACGATTACATACAAACTGTCTTGCTCACCCTCAGCTACACTTTCAGCATATTTGTATTTGCCTTTTGTGGTGAAGTGCGACCATGCATACACCTTTTGCTCAGGAATGTAAGTTAGACAATCGATATTGCCATCATCTGTTACATAGTAAACGATACTATCTGGATCTTGTGCATAAGCACTTGTAATAAAATTACGATACTTGGTTAAATGCTTAACGAATAGAGTTAAATCGGCCCCTGTGTAGTTATCACTTTCATATGAATACCCTAAATCACGCACTACACACCCTCTAGCCTGTACGTACACACATCTATTCCCTATGTATTGTGGCTCACATTCAGATGCGCCACGTTGTGTTTGTGTGCGTAGATTGCAGTTAGTAGGTGTGATAGTTTTAGAACCATCTATAATCCATTCGTTACCACTGGTTAAAATCAATAAGTCATTAGCAGGTATCAAATGTCGAATGTCATACATTTTGCGGTTAATTACTGGTAGCGTTATTGCACTATCATCTGTAATCGTTCCGCCTACTTTTTCTACACCAAAGTTGGAATAATCACCTGTGCGACTAAACCATATGTAGTTAGGGTATTGAGTACTAGATGCTAGAATAAATCTATCTTGGTAAAACGTACATACACGAGGATAACCAAGGCCCTTGCCCCATTGTCCAAATCTGAATTTAGATGTAGCTTCATTTTCTACAACGCTATTCAATACATTTACTTTAACGTGCTTGCTATCAACAAATTCTTTAATCTCAATTACACCATAGTTAGAATGTGGCAAGAGTGATAGGTCTACATTAACGCTACCACCTTTCAAATCAGATACAACTTTCAATCTAGCACTAGGTGTAACCTTGCCTGTGTCGGTTACGTTGTAGTCATTGTTGGATGTATATATCCTGTAATCTTTCCATGTAGTGCCATTGTCATTGCTAATTTGGATTTTAACAGTACCATTCCATGTACCATGTGATGTGAATTTCCATGATAAGTCCTCATCAGCACTAAATTGTTCTACATCGTAATTGATATTATTGTAATCCTCACCAACAAGTCTACTATATCCGCCGTGTCTTTCACGCGTAACATATTCAGTACGTTGTATTACTTCACCAGTTTTGCTTGTAGTTACTGCTTTAACAAAATGTTCAATTTGCATGACTGAACCAACCATACCAGCATTGAATACATCCTTTGTAGCAGTTAGTGTATCGCCATTCAAAATTACAGTACTTTCTTTGTCTACGTTGACTTCGCCGTATGGTTGCTCTGACAACTTGTATGTATCAAATCGCCAATCTGTATCACTATATCGTGATAGCGTTTTAACTGGATACTTACCACTACAAATAAACATTACATCACCACTTTGGATGCAGTTCAATTTATCAACCACATCACTTTCAAATGGTGTCTGTAGTTCAATACCTGTATAAATACCATTTCGCCATACTCGGATATATCGCTCACCAATTTCGAGCAAGAATGATTTATTCTTTTCTGCCGTAAATTCAAATAGCCGTGTAGACTTATCCTTGTTTTTAACTTGCCCTATATATTCCGAACCTTGCCGTCTAGCTACTGCGCCGTAAGGTCTAATGACTGCATTTTCTGCTAATAGCAACGCGCTTTTAAACTGATCTAAGTCAAACCGCCTAGATACATCAGGCGAAATCTCACCAGTTGTAAATGCAAGTTGTGATATATACATTGGTTTCATATTTACCAACTCCTTGCTTTTACATAGTTAGAAATATATGGCATATCTTGCCTACGTTCTTTAGCACTCAAACTCTTGGCCTCTTGCGTTGCTGCTTGATAGAGTTTATAGCACTGGTCGAACAAACCACTATTACCAGTTAATGGCATGGCTAGTTCTGCCCCCATTTTAGATTTCAAGGCCTGTACAAATACAGGACTGAATACATCTATATCTTGCACATCGTACACGTAATCGATGTACGCAAGCGGTACATCACTCACGATATATTTTGTGTTGTTGTCAAAGGTAAATACATCGTATTCCTTTTGGCTTTCCGCTCTAAATCGTTCCCCTTTAGGAATAACCCCAAGGATACGGATGCACTTTTCAGGATACGCATAAACAAATTCATAACCAGCTAGTTTATGCTCAGATAGTACACACTCTTCACGCTTTCGTGCAAAATTCCATTCATATTGTGAAAGTAGCATCTTGCGTGTCGCATCGTAATGCAATCTACATTGTCTAGCCGTTTCTGTTTCTTCATCAAGGCCGTATATCCTACCGCCATTGATAAGACTAAGAGCCATATTACAAATATCAGTAGGTGTCATATTGCCCCCCATTTTATAGTGAAAAAGAGGGATGCATACGCACCCCTCATTCTGTTATTCTGCAGTTTCTTCCGATTTCTTGCCTTTAGATTTAGTCTTTGGCTTATCTTCGCCATCTGCAGTTTCTTCGGTTTCTTCTGCGCCTACAGCTTCAAACAAATCTTTGAAGTAATCTTTATCGTATTCAGCTACTTCTTCTTTTGTAAGTTCTACTGTTTGTCCTTCTTTAATTAAACCCTTTGTATTGTGATACAAAGTTACTTTTGCAATGTATTCCATGCTACCCCCTATTTACTTGTAATACCGCTAGTCAAGAATACAGAAATCGTACCAGCCGTTGCATTGTTGACATTAGCACGTGTATAACGTTTAACACCATTTGCCAAGCGTACTTTATATTCGTATCCAGCTGGTGCATTTGCTGGTAATGTAATACCATGCAACAATACAGGGTTAGCGATGTTTTCTGCATCAGATGTATATACGTTGATTAATGCAGTACCAGTTAATGCTTTGTCTACACGAACAACTAACCACAAGTTAGGGTCAGCATCACCGCTAGTAACCATAACATCGGAGCTGACATTGCCAGATAATTCACGTTTCCAATGGAATGTATTTAAAGTATCGATAATCATGTATTTTCTCCTCTCTACTATGCAGTAACACGTGCTTCGGTGAAAAGCAATGCATCAATTTTACGAACAGGAATACCATTCGCACGAGTAACCATTTTACCCATTTCCATATCTTCTGTGATAGTAGAACCATGCACTTTGTTCTTTTGCAAACGTAAGAATGTACGCAATTCTTGGTTCATATACCATACTGGTCTACATCCAGTTAAGCTATGCATTTTTTCTTCTGCACGGATCATCAAGTTAATTAAGTTAGGACCAGCTGAAATATCTTCTTTGATAGATTTCATATCGATATTAGCGATACGTACTACATAGCGCCAATCACGAACAGATAAACCAATGTTTTGTTTAAAATGAGTACGGTAACCTTGGAACATAGAACCATCAGCTTTAGTTACTGTTACTTCGCCTAAATCTTCTTGTTCTAAACCACCTTGACTGCCACGTGGATAAATACCATGTACAGTAAGAGGGCCCCAACCTACGAGCCACATAGAGGCAAGATTAGCAGTACCGCCAGCATCAATAATATTTTTAGCGCAATCAGCTTTTTTAGTGTCTAATGTATTAAAACGTGCGGATAAGCCAATGAATTTTTCAGGTGTAGTTTCATCACCATAGAAAAGTGTGCTTGCGATTTCTTGGCCCATGCTTTCAACAAATGCACTATCTTCTGTTGCACGGAACGCTACAGGGTCATTAGAAAGTTTAACCAAGTCTTTATCCACTTCGGAATATGCTTCCAACATACCACAAGTATCAGTGATTTGTTTTGTAGTGGATTTAGATGGTTGTACACCGCCATACAACATGCGCCATGTTGTGGATGGTAATCCAGTACGTACAGTTGTTTTGTTAGATGTACCATCATTACATTCAATCATTGTCATGTCTTGAATAATTTCATTTGTTTGGTTTAATTGCTCAATGATTTGTGCAATTTTACCATTTGGATCCATGCGTGTTTGCAAATCCAATAATGTAGGATTGTTAGTTCCGATTGTAGCCATTAATTAATCTCCTTTAATCTTTAAACATGGACGGATACATATTCCGTCTAATAGCTTCGTCAGATTGATTATTTGCAGGTCTGTTGTTCCCTGCGTTGCTATCTTCGCTTGCCATACCAGCAATATGTGCGAATAGTTGAATTACTTCTACACGATTACCCAAGCCATTTTCAGCTAGAATTTCACGGATATTAGGAATTGTCTTTTCTACTGCTTCAACACCTGCGGCCGCTTGGCTAACAGTAGTATCGAATTTGTTCCCTAACACCTCACGAGCGTTATCTGCATAACCTTTGTATTGTGCTTTCAATGCTTCTTGCTTTTGGTTTTCATAAGCTGTTACAAGATTTGTAGCGTATTGATTACCAAATTTAGCCATCTCTAACGCTTGCTCTTGTGTAGCACCTACACCATTTAGCATTTTTGAAAACTCATCCGCGATGGTTTGGTCGACTTCACCACCCTCAAATGCAGTTGAGAAATCATATACAGTAGGTTCTGCAGGTTGGTCGGTGTTAGTATCACCGCCACCGCCTAAAATCGTACTTTGTTGGTCTTGTGTGTTCGTGTCTTGTGGTGTACCACCATTTGCACTATCCGTGTTATTGTTTGTGCCTTGTTCTAAATTTTCATCCATGGTTACTCACCTTTCTTTAATTCGTTTTCTTCAAGCGTTTTAAAATATTTCTGCATCTGAATATTTTCCAATTGCGCTAGATGGTATTTCTTAACACCCTCTACACCATCACCAATCTTTCCTAAATCGTTTTGTAACAAAATAGCAACAGCCCTCATTCCCTCGTTATAGAATGTTGTACTGTTGCCTGTGAAAGATTGGCTATTCAGTTTTGCTCGGTCTAATATGCGATAAAAAAACCACCTACCGAGTTCAGTACTCAGTACGTGGTTCAGCGCTTCAATATCACGCTCTCGCATATAATCTCTTTTTTGTTTCATCTACACACCCATACCCATTAACTGTTGCATTACAGGGTTTCCATCATTTGCTGCATCGGTTGCTTGTTTAGCTGCACTAGCCATTTGAGGTGCTAATTGTGCTGCTTGCATCATTTGTGCTTGTTCCTCTTGTTCTTGTTGTGCCTGTTGCTGTTCTTCCATCTTAGCTTGATATTCGTCATTGGATACAATTACTTTTGCAGGAACACCGAGGTTTACACCATAATAATCCGCTGCTTCTTCAAAATTGAATTTTTGTAGAATATTAGGATTGCCCTGTGCTAATGACATAAGGAACGCAAAATACTGTTCGATTGAAGTTAATGAAGATACTTTCTGTGCCTGCGCCAATGGCGAGATGTATTCTATTTTCACATCTTGGCCGTTTAACTCTTCCGCTAGTACTTCATCGATTGGCGGAAACACACCTGCACGATCTAATATCGCATAGGTACGTTCGATAATCGGATTAAGAAATTCAGATAGTAGCCGTTCCACTACAGGCCCTAATTGTTGTAACTTCTCTTGCGTGCGCTCCATAACTTCCCTTGCCGTCATTTGTCCATTGTCCATGTTGTCTAACATAAGGAATAAGTCAGCACTATATGCACGCTTGATACTGTCTTTAACTTCAATGATTTGTTGCATAATCCAATCAAGATTGATACCTACATTAAAGATAGGTTCAACTTTACCGCCTGTATCGACTTCGGTTATACCGCCAGGAAATAGTGATACACTACCAATCACATCGGATGTTACGGCCATTGGTGGTTTTACACCTAACTCAATAGCGGTTAGTCGGTCTAGTTCCAACTTTTGCAACATCATTGCATCAGATTGTGCGAACCATGCACTACCTTTACCATAACCATTTAGATCATGTGTAGTGTGCCGTGCAATCGGAATAGGCCATTCTTCATAGCCACTATGTCGCAAGATTTCATCGTCTCTACTCCCCTCAACCCAGTAAATAGAGGAGTAAGGCATGTTCTTGTTACCTAGTTTTCCGTTGCGGTCTTTATTTTCACACACTAGCCAACAAACAGTATATGTAGATGCATTACCCTTGCCGTCATCGTATGCATTTTTAATCTTTTCGGTACAGTTATCATATCCAAACTCTTCCACGAGTTGGTCGCAAGTCATGTTATACTTTCGCCCAAACGTGTTAACTTCACCATTAGCATTACATTCTAATGCGTAAGTACCGATTGGATACGATGTGAAACGCACACCAACTTTACCATCAGGCATGATAGACATAGGCGCTTGTCCGAATGGTAGTTCCATATAGACTTGGTGAACCACATTGTAGAAATTGGATTTTGCAAATACTGCATACAATATTTCTTCACGTTCATCTAATACTTTCGCTACATCGCTATTTGCTGCCATGTCTGTATTTTCCATGGTTAGCTTAAACCATTTACGGCTAGGCGGTGTCATACCACTCATTACACCACTTGCAAATATTTGGCAACTTTCCCATGCAATACCAGTAAGGATTTTATCGGTATACAGCTTTGATTGGTCTTGCTCACCATCAAACACCCCAAGGAATGGCAACTGATAATCTCTAATCATCTTCCATTTCTCAACGTACTTTTGACGATTGGTAAACATTTGATTGAATTTTGCTTTTATTTTCTTGTAATCTCTAGGCTTTGTTACCTGCTTTTCTGTAGGTTGCCTTGCTAGGCTTGATAAGATAGTACTCATTTTAACCACCTAGCGTTGTTTTTCCGGTGGCTTGGTTTAAAGCGCTAGCCAAGATGGTACTATCATACCCAGTTTTCTTACGCTTTTTATCGGTGAACCATTGTTCATCTTTCTTTTGCGTCATGTCATCAGTCTGTGCAACTGGTGCAGGTGCTGGTGTAGTAATACTTGGTGTCTTAGTTTTCATACACATTCACATTCCCCCTTTACCCAAATGGTTTGTACTCTGTATTCGCTACTCTTCTGTGATTGCCATTTACTTTTTTATTGACCCTAAATGCAAAGGTCAAGGCTAATGCATCGCCTTTGTTCGGTGATGGTAAGCCTCGTTCTTTCATATCTTTCTTGCTTTCAAGTTGGATACGGCCATTCTTATCAATGATCGCTTCTGGCCCTACCAAATCATCGTACAATCCTTGCTCATTAGGAATTGAACCACCCTCTTTTAGCCACTCTTTCATTTCGCCCCACATGTACGCTCTCATATTGAGATACATATTGTTAGGCGATGCACCACCAAAGGCAACTAATCTCCATTTACGGCCCATTGATTTACCAATGCTGTAAATACCAGTGCCGTAACCTTGGTCTATGAATACTGCATCTGCTTTATATTCATCTTCAAACTGTGCTATGAGGTTAGCCATACGCATATCATCGTCATTCTTTTCAACCGTTGCCAAGCACTTCATGGAATAGCCATTACGCATTACTATTTCTAATGTATCGCCACCAGTCCATGCAGGGTCTACACCGATGATTACAGGTAAATTGTTAAATTCACCAACTCTATACATTCGCTTTTGTGCTTCATCTACAATTGATGCGGATATGAATTGTGTATCCGATGCACTAGGGAATATCCCTCTAACACGCACCTTTACAAAGTCGCTATCCTCACCATGAATATCAACCCATTCTTGCAACTTAGCTTTGTTTGAGATTTTAACAGTACGGCTATCTATCTGATAGGTAGTCCAATATGCACGATGCTTTCTGAAACATTCTCTAAACCTACCACTATTACGCGTAGGGTTTCCAAACACGCACCATATAATCTCGGTTTCCTTATCTGTTAAAGCACCCTCTGTAACTTCCCATATCTTATCGGATATTGCGGATGCCTCATCAAATATGATTAGTATTCGATTGCCTTGGTTATGCAAGCCTGCGAATGCTTCAGGGTTACTTTCACTCCATGGAATAGCATCTATCCGCCATGTTTTCTCGTATTGCTTATCAGCACTAAACAATGCAGTAGCGGTATAGGTGAATAACTCTTTACCTATGAATAGGTTGTACCATTTGTTAAGTTCCGCCCAAGTCTTAGACTTTAACTGTGTATCAGTATTAGCAGTAACCACACCTCGTGTATTCTCATGTGTAGCAATAGCGAACAGTATCAACAATGAAGAAAAGGCGGACTTACCAATACCATGACCAGATGCAACGGCTATTTGTATTGCTTTGGCCAAAGTCTTACCCTTACGTAGTTCTTCACCTATTTTCTTGAAAGTCTTAACTTGCCATTCATCAGGCCCATCAAAGTTTTCAAGCGGTGTTCCTTTTTCACCCCAAGGGAATGCGAAATAAACAAAGCCTAATGGATCATGAGTGAACGAACCCAACGCATCAATCAGTTGTGCCTTGTTGTACTTCATCTGATTTCACCCTTGCTTGTTTCATCCTATCGGATATATCAATCTCTATTTCTGCATCAAGTTTGACCTTATCGGTAAATAGCATATGCCGTTTACCTAAGAGTTCAGCTGCTTTCGTTTTATCGGCAACAGATACATCTAAACCAAACGCATCTTTTTCTTCACCACGCACAACCCTAGTCAGATATTCCAACACCTCATCAGCCGTTGCGATTGTGTCTTTGCTACGTTCGTTCATGACCGCCTCTATATATTGGCGCACGTTTATTTTTGTTAATAACTGACTACCCTTACTTCTTGCCGTCTTTTCTGAATATCCAGCAGTAATTGCGCTTTGTGTTCCATTGGTGGTCTTAACGTATTCATCAGCGAATATGCGTTCTTTCTTAGTTAGTTTTTGTGCTAATTCTTCTATATTCGTCAATGTTACTCACCACCTTTATATGCTTTAACTAAAAAAAGTAACACCTCGTGTTGCTTGGTGCTACTGTACTCACTTTCTTTCTTATAGAGTTGTCCTTGTTTAAAGGTCTTACCCTTTTTGTACTTATGAGGAAATGTCAGTTTATACTCTTCCTCTGTGTACATTCGATTGACGATATATACCTTACAAGGCTTATCATATTTGCTCCATGATTGCCTTACATCGACTACATACCGCCTACCATTCATTTGTAATGCTTTTAGTAGTTTCTTTATCGTTGGTTGATAATTCACATTAAGCACCACACAATACCGACTATAATCAACACACCGCACACAATAGCTAGACAATCAATAAGGCTAAACAAGTTATCTTCACGATGCTCAAACGCATATTTCGCTTTTGCTTGTAAGTCTTTGTTATCTAAATCTTGTGCTGCACGTTTAAACAATGCTCTATCCTTAATGAATTGTTTAATTGCTTTAATCATTTCAGTACTTCACCACCTTTCCGCTTTAATTTCCCATTAGATCTAACACACAAACCGCATGTACTTTTCCTTGCGTTCCCCTGTGTGATGTACGTTTGGCATAATCCGTCATATTCAATGACATTAGCCGTACATCTTCCTTTCTTGTTGTTTAAGCATTTGCTTTTACAACACAATATATCAGTCATCATTTCTCCCTTTTTGATAACTTTATGCAAAAAATGAGATATATCGCCGTGGATATACCTCATTATGTGATAGTTTTATTCATTTGTATTGTAACAATTATTCAAAACTGAATATCGTACAGTCAACGCTTACACACGTTCTAACATGTAGCCAGAACATGTGCATATGTTCCAGTACGTAACCAAAACAAAATACGATATTCACTTTTCAGCAATCATTGCATACTCAAAACCAAAGTTATATAGTTGGCTCTCACCAACACGAGCATATGAATTGTAATCATGGTTAGCTCACTCTGTCTAACTCTCGCACAATACTCGGTTCCCAATGAAACATATAACTTCAGTTTTCAGTATGCAATTGCACTCTCTAAACTAATACCGCCAGTTGTTTGTAGTATGTAACATTTTTTCGCTTAAGGTTTTATCTCATGAAACGTATAGTTGGTTGTTATTGCATAATTGGAAATGATTATATGTGCGGTATTAGTTTACAAAATGCAATATAAGAGGTGCGGTGCGATTAGAAAATAATATAGGTTGTAATGACTTAGAAACAATACTCGTTGATTTTCAAATACAAAATATAAAACCGCACCTCAATTGCTATTAAGTTTTTAGAATTGCTCATTGGCAACTCTTACACCTTATATTCTACTATATGTTATTATACATATATACTGACATTTACTGACATTTCATGACATTTACTGACATTTCAACTTGCCTATTTCAATTAACGCTTTTTCTTTATACCTCATAGCCTGTCTTTCGTTGAATTGGTTCTCAAAAACCGAATGTGCTTGTTTAGCTGACATTCCAAGCAGGTATTCATAACGTAACATTGTACCGCCTATTTCTTCACTTAGACTATTGATCGTGTTGATTACATCGCACTTGTACTCGCTCAATTCATCAATCCGTCTGCGTTGTTCTTTTTCTGTATCAATAAACCTTGCTACGCTATTTTCTAACCCACACGGAACACCGCCACCGCTTACTCTATCCTTTGAGTAATCGATAGCGCTAATCGATGTAATGTTACATCGTAGTTGCTCTATTTCTTTTGCAATCGATTTTATTTGCTCATCAACTGTCTTTACAGGCTCAAGGTATTTTCTAGCACTACTAATTAATCTCTTTTCACTTTTTGTCGGTTCATTCAAATATTATTCACCACCCAACATAACCCCAGCACCAAAGATAATTAACACAATACCAATTATCGCCTGCATGTATAACATTCGCACACATCCATCTTCAAACGTATCAAAGGCATCGCTTAAAACCACTGCTAAAACAGGTGAAACACCTAATATCATTCCAATTGTAATTAAATTTTCAGCCATATGTTTATACCTCTGCTAGTTTTGCGTATGGCCAAGATATGGTATCTCTTTTATTCTCTATGCTCCAAGATGTTGCACCATATTTCCAAGCATGTACAATTCTACCATCAAAAAATGCAAAATAACGTTTTTTCCAAGGACAGCCATCTAATTCTCTAACTAATATAGGTGTATCAACTTCTACTTTCGACCAATCAACAATACCTAATTCTTCTGCAATGTCTAAAAATTCATTTTTAGCTATATTTGGCAATATGCTTTTCGTCATAATACTTATATATTTAACATCGCCACCAGTTGTTATATCTAATATATTTTTAAGCATAATAGGTTTTTTAGTTGTTAAGAATGCACATCCACCAGCATTCTTGACATAATACCGCCAACCATCATCATATAACTTTTGAAATAACCACGCTCTACCTTGTTTATCTGTGATCATACTCTACCCACGCTCCTTTATCTTCATTCCATTTGTACCATTTTATATTTCCAAACTCTAACACGCTTGTTTGATGTACCTCACCGATACAAAATTCATCATCGCCACTTTCACAAGCCAATTGTTTTAGAAATTCAAACGCACTTTCCCACGTGTCATGCGGTGCTATGTAATAATCAGAATGTTCTGTATATCCGCTATAACCTAACATTTATTATCCTCCTGTTTTTCTTTCCATTTTTTCAACGCATTGTTCCATTCTTCTTTGCGGTCATTTTCAACAAAGTCCATATATTCAGCGAGTGCTTTTCTTCGTATTGATCTTGTGTATTCTTCTAATGATATTTGTCTTCTACTCAAATCAAACACGTTTATCATTATTTCAATATTTACACCATTTATACAATATCTAACAAAAATACCGCCTACACCATGCTCAATAATAGGCTTGTATATATTGTTACCATGCACTATTGTTAAAGCACCTGATAATAATTCAAAATCCATTATGATTACCTCTTATGATAAGGCGGATATTTCACCGCCTATATCTTATCCAACCAATACTTTAATCAAAATCACAAAACCAAATATTAAAACTACTAGCGATACACCCATGATCGCATTGAAAAATAACTCTTGTAAAAATTTAATTCCATCCATTATTTGCTCACTTTCAATTCTTCGACTTCTGCCACCAATTGAGTAACCAACTCTTCAAGCTGTTTGATTTTGCCTTTGTGGTTTAATTCGTATTCACTACCTTTACCAAGTCTAAAGGATACACCTGCATTAATCATCTTGTTGGCTAGGGTTGCACCCACACTAAACATTACGTGTTCTGTTGGTGCATAGAACATACCGAGTGCCACATCATTTGCGTTTTTATAGTGTCCGTAGCCTACCGCAAATGTTAGTTTGTCATCAGAATTGTACCCTAGGTAATGTAACGCACTTAGTGCTGCATTAGATGCACCAGCTTTTGCTACTTCATGCATCACGTTTGAGATTTGACCCATTGTATTACGTTCTAAATCTGTAATACGTGTTTCGTGGTTATTAATTCTATCCGTATTGTTCAAAATAGCTTGGCTATTTTGCCCTACACGCTCATTCGTAGCGTTTAGAGTGTTATTAATCGTTGTAAATCCGTTATCCACCTTAGAGGTCAAATTAGAGATATTCGTAGTATTTCGTGCAATGCGTGTACCATTGGTTTCAATCTCATCATATGCAGCGAATAGCTGGCTTCCGTTTACTGCATCTAAACTGCTAGGGTCTACTCTCCCTGCACTTACGTTGTGCAGTTGTCGGTTATAGTTGCTAATTCCGCTGTATGTATCGCTTTTCTTACTGCCAAACGATACTACGCTATTAGGGTTCTCACCTGCGAACACATGAGTTACTCCATTTAATACAACTTGTCGAACACCTACAGGGTTATCCGTTTGGCTATTTGTACCAATAGCCACTGAATTTTGAATAGGTGCGGATGCATTGTTACCGATAACTACCGCATCGATACCACGCACTACGCTATGTGTACCAACTACTACCGCCCCTTGGTTATCTACTGTATTGTTAGCTCCCAATACAGTTTGTTCTTTATTGTTGCCTACATAATTGTTATAGCCAATCACACTTGCTTGGTCGGCTTCAATTGTTCCGTTACCACCACCAATTACAACGCTATCATTTCCTGTTACTTTGTTATCCCGTCCTAGTGCAATTGTATTTGTGCCTATAACTACTGTATTTGCCCCTACGGCTACAGAATTGTAACCGCTTACTACTGGTGCTTGTGTGTTAGGCTCTACAGGGCCTGTAACTACACCATTTGCCAATACATTACCGCCAATTGTCCCCATAATCATTGTTGCTAATACTAATTTATTCATGTTTGTTTTCTCCTTTTACTGTCTTTTACTGTGTTTCTACTGTCTTTTTATTTGCCAGTACTACCATATCCACCATCGCCACGTTCTGTTTCGCTTAGTGTTTGTGCTTCTTCTACATCTACAATAGCGATTGGTACGATGATTAATTGTGCGATGCGATCGCCTCGTGCCACTTCATAATCCTTACAGGATACATTCTCATACACGATGCTTAACTCACCTCTATAATCTTCATCGATTATTCCTACGCTATTAGCACATCTCAATGGTGTATTGCTCATGCTGCTTCTAGGCGCTAATAACCCCATGTGATTATGCGGAATTTCAACCGCTACACCTAATGGAATTTTTTTCTTGCTATCAGCAGGTATCCTCACATTAAAAGGGCAATATAGGTCTAGTCCTGCTGATAATTGCGGTAAATCAGAATTTACATCACCACGAGTAGGCAATTTTGCGTACTCATTCATTAACTTTACTTTCACTTTTTCACCTCGTTGTATCCGATTTCTATTAGTCTTTCTCTAATCGTTGTAAAAGATACATTCATAATTTCGCCTATTTTCTGATATGTCATTCCTTGTTCCCTTAACTCTATGGCTTTATCCATATCAATCGGCTTTCGATGATTTTGTTTAACTCCTTTTGTGAAATTAACTAATCCAAGCATGCGTAATGCTTTACTAACACTCATATCTGCATACACGCAAGCACCAAGTGCTAACCAGTTTTGACAATTAGTAGGTATCATCGCTATACCTGCTTCCTTTATATACTTCAAACCAATCATCCGCCCTCATGGTGATTAACCATTTAGCATTATTCTTTCTGTGTGCCACGATTGGCATCACGTTTTTATGTTCGCTATCATGAATTGCTTGTGCCATTGCTTTGTCGATATTTAATGCTTGTACACGCTTTACCTCGATATAAATATTAGGTAATCCAACACAATCGCTGGCATCGCCTGTATTTCCACAATACTGTTGCGTTCTACGAACATCAAACCCATGTTCCTTGCATAGACTAGCAAATTCACGTTCACCTCTTGCTCCTTTTTGCTTGCTATTTATTGGCATTCTTCATCACCAAAATCCATCAAGCATTCATTACCCGCTTTTTGATACACATCAACATATGTTTCTTTCCTATCTCCATCATATGTAACTTCGATATACTTTTTGATATATACACCGCTTACCAATGCTTTCCAGTTTTGTAACGTTTTGCAGAACCATACTACATACATATCACTAAATTCTAGTCTATCAGCACTGCAATATGACCCGCTTAATAAAACTGTTCTTGCTGCATCGATTGCTTTTTCTTGTAATTTGTACATGTTTACATCTCTATTTATTCTGCCAATTCCATCAAATTTGTTTTGTACTTTGACGCTACTCATCATTTTATCTATTCACCCATTTCATAATCCATTTCCCTATTAATCAACGTAATCACCAATACAATATAGTTTCGTTTCCTCAACGATGTATTGGGTGCATTCATAACCATGACGTTTTTCCCACTTTCTGAATACTTTAGATAATTCTTGTGATAGTTCGTTTAAATGCTCATCTTCAACTAAATCCAAGTAGCTATAACAATCACCCTCTAAATCACTATCTGCATCCGCTACCACTTGCCATATTACTTGTTCACCATCAACATCAGCTGCATAGTAACTAGGATTACCGATATTTACAACTCCAATATCTGAACATTCCCCTAAATAGCTATGGTCGCTATCTCCTACATCCCACAAGTTGCTGTAATATTCCAAATAATCTGCTATGGCATCTTTAACACTGCCTTGTGGTTCACCTGCTATTTCGCCATCTACCCAGCAATATTTTGTTTCATCTTTTATCAACATAGGTATTTCTCCTAGAACGGAATATTTTCATTTTGCGGTTGTTCAAAACTATCAAAGTTACTAGCATCATCAAAACCGCCATCAAGCTTTTTACCAACAAAATCGGCTACAACTTCTGTTACATATTTCTTTTGTCCGTTGCCATCCTCATAGGAACGTGTTTGTATTCTTCCCTCTACGAATAGCCGTTCGCCTTTCTTACAAGCACCTACTGCCTCTCCTAGTTTTCCCCATGCTACGCAATTGATGAAAGCCGTTTGTTCTTTTGTTTCGTTGGTTGTAGAGTCAATATAAGTATTCGTAGCAGCTACTGTGAAAGTTGCTACTGCTCTACCTGTTTTCGTAAAACGTACTTCTGGATCACGTGCTAGATTGCCTAAAATTTGTACTGTATTCATATATCAATCTCCTTTAAATCTTTTGTTCGATGCATATTGTACCTTTGTATACCTTGATGATTTCCTCTAGGCTTTCAAAAGTTCGTGCATCTGCTTTCATAATCATTTGCATTTGTTGAGCTGCCTCTTCTTTTGTTTCCACGTTTAGAGGTATCTCAATAGTGATAACCATCTTTCGTTTTTTACTCAGCATTTATTCCCCTTAGTCGTAATACATACAATTTATAGTTGCCTTTACATCGTCAATGTACACATCGTAACTAGGGTGAATGTGGCAATCGACTGTTGCTTCATCACGCATGATTTCAAGTAGGTTATCAATCTTCACTCTAGCTTGTTCTTCGCTAGTTGCTAGGACTGTAAAACTAACATTGAACGATACATTCACGCTGGCTTCAAACTGTTTAATTCGTGCTTTCATCTATCCCCCTATTGCCTGTTTTAACAACGCTTTCCCTTTATCAGATATTTTGCTTTTGTTGATTATTTCTGTTACATCTACTGGTTCTTTGGCTACTTCTACCAAGTTACCTGTAGCAGTCATTTCTATTTGCTTTTGACCTGCATTTATCAAGGCTTTATCATGTTCCGCCTTTTCTCGTGCTTTCAATAATAGGTGGTTATCCTTGATTGAGTTAGCCATGCGTTGGCGGTGTTTCTCACGATCTATTAATTGCTCATAGCATTTAATAAACTGTGCCCTGCAACTTGCCTCATTATATTCATGGCCCATTCTAGGGTCGAACGATGACCATATTGGTTTTGCAGCTTGTAAGGTAATACCCTCTAAATGCTCCTTTCCATTGTCATAACCATAAGTGCCTGCTACTTTGATTACTTTCTCCCATGCAGTTTGTGCGGTTTCCACTTCATCATGCATATTCACATATGCACTTAATGCGGAACACTCTTCTCTGATTTCTGCAATCGTAGGTAGAAATTTACATTTATTAATCAAGTTCGCTATGGCCTGTTCTAAAGTAACAGGGTTAACATCACTAAGCATATTGACATATAGCATCATACGTTGTTCTGACATGTCAGTAGACCACGCTATCTGTAACATCGATAGTGCTTTCAAAGTCTGTTGTTGGTTGTTCAGTTTCTACACCCCCTAACTTATTCATCAAGTTATTGACTACGTTGATTGCATCTTCCTTGCTATTCTTTTTAGAATTAGGTTTTCTGTATTCGCTACGTTCCCATGTTCTGACTGCTGCTTTCCAATCTTTCATGGAATTTTTTCCGACTTTCCACCCATTACTCTCGTAATAATCAAAGAATTGTTCAGCGTTTACATTATTATTGCGATCAAGACAATACTGTGTAATTTGAGATAGAGTAGGTTTTTCAAAACGCTTGCGTTTTGTTGTAGTGCTTTTTGCACTACTATGTATCTCTTTCTCTATCTCTATATCTTTCTCTAACTCTATCTCTATCTCTGGTGTAGATTTCTTACAGATTTCTTCAAGATTTCTTGATTGAGTTAGTTTATTTTGTTTGCGTTCCTCAGATATTCTTCTGTCATAAAGCCTTTGTCTATCGGCTTCCGTGCTACCTTTACCTATGAAATTTTGAATATCCAACATATAGATAGCGCCATTTTCTAGTACTTCTATTAGTCCAAGTTCTTTAAACATAGATAACGCTTGCTTGATTGTTCCTACTTGATGACCTGTTACACTTGCTAGCATTTCTGCGTTGTACGGAATACGTTCATTTACTACTAACTTTCCGTCATTCTTTAGGCTTCGTAGGTAGAGTTTTAAAAGAATATTACTGTACAAGTAGCCATCTTTCATGCTTTCTAATATCTTCAACTCATCACTGTCAAAGAAATTATCTTTCAGCCGTAGATAGTAATACTTTTTGTTATCGCTCATAGGCTACCTCTTATAGATAGCTAGTGGTTTGTTTGATGAGTTTATCTACATCAAAGCCATTGATTTTTGTTAATGTTTTAGCACATCTAACAGTTCTTGTTTTATTGATTACATCTAGCACGTCTTTTAATTCACTGATTTCTTTTTTATGAATTTTATATTCACCATTTTCACGTTCTAACAATTCAATTCGTTTTGTTATATATAGTTCGACTACATCAATTTTCTTCATATCGTTTCGTCCTTTCTTCAATGATCGCTTCTAGCTTCCTTTTTGTTTCTTTTGCAAATACTCCATGTGCTAAATTTTCATGGCAATATCTGCACAAACAAACTAGATTGGTTAATTCGCTTGTGCCACCTCTGCCTCTAGGTAATATATGATGCACTTCCGTTGCAGGTGCGCCACATATTACGCAACATGGATAGCCGTCTATACTATCTCGTTCAATAGCTTTCGGTCTTGTGATTTTGTAGAGTTTGTCATCTTCCCTTTTTCTCTTGTTCATTCCCCCACTCCTTAACTAGCGATTGTATGTAATCACTATCTTCAAGTTGTATTCCTAGTTGATGGCATTCATCGACTAGGCAATCTATCAATCGTTGCATTTCTGATACTGTATATGCACTGCTTCCGTGGTAGCACATTATATTGTGATAGCCTTGTAGAGTTTTACACTCGCCTGCATCTTCGGCTATCCACCCTATTCCGTGTGCTTGCCATATTTGAATATATCTCTCTATGGCATCCTCACGTACTGGTACATAACTAAAATGTCCACAATCTTTTATTGCCTTTCGATACACATCCTCTTTAGATGTGTACGAATGACCGCTCATGACTTCCGCTATCTTTTGACATAGAACCCAGCAATAAGCATTAGCGTTCATACTACGTGATTTTGATTTCTTTTTGATTTCAATCACGTATTCTTTTTCTTTATCTAATTTCGCTAGTTCATTGTCATGTGGTGCTGGTATTACTACCATTACACCTAGCGGCGAGCGTAACAGTTCTATGTTATTTGTTGTCCACTTCATCGTTTAGCGTACCTTTGAGCATTAACCCAATTAAATGCTTGTTGGTAATGCTCTTGTTTTAGTTCTGACGGCTTACTCACTTTGAATGTTTCCGTTACATAATGGACTAAATCATCTTCACTAATTCCGCCTTGTACGGCTCTTGTTTTTAATGAGTTCCAGTTGTATACAGTTTCTTGTGTTTGTTGTTGTGTATTTTCACCAAAGGTATAACGTACTTTCCCTTTACTATCTACAACAACTAACCGCACAATATTTCTGTTTTCATCGTAGGCAATGTCTTTTACTTTGAATTTTGCGTTTGATGTTAGCTTTCCGTTCCTTTCTATATATTCCGATTTATCAAGTTGAATATATACAAATGGTGCGGAGTATAATTCCCTGCCGATACCCCAGTTAAAACCAGCTCTTTTAAAACTATCAGATGCTTGTCCTTTCTCTTTTTCTGTGTTGCTCTCTGTTCCTACATCACTTTTAGATATCCATTGTTCTTTTACTTCATCCCAAATTGAAATCGTACAATATAAGTTGCCATTAACTACAGAATGTTCACGTTGCCAGTTCATAGCACCTACAGTTTCATCAAGGACGTTCATATCAACACGTGCATCTTTATATAAAAGAACTGTTGTTCCAACCGCTCCTGTTTTGTTTTGTCCTATAGATTGTATTCTGCAATCTATCTCACTTGCTTTTAATACTCTAAACTTCATCATTCACCTAACCAATCTGCAAATTCATATGCGTTTCAATTCTTGCACCAGCTACTTCTTGTTCTGCTTTGATTGCTTTCTTAATTGCCACCTTATCGGCTGTAATCGTTGTTTTTCTAAACTCCTCAGGCAACGCATACAAATCATCAATTTCTACTGTTTCACTCGTTTTGTAGTAGCATTTGAATTGTCCAACTTTCTTTTCTGTTAGTTGATTTTCTTTCATGACATGATCAATATTGTTCTTTAATCGTTCAGTCATGTTTTCCAACGTTTTTGCTTTTGCCTGCATCCGTTTTGCTTCATCTTTAAACGCTTGAATATCGCCTTTGATGTTTCGGATAAACATTGCAGTATTTTCAATTTTTTCATCGATACTGCAATCTAGCATATCCAAAGTATCTTGGATGGCTTGCATATCTTCTTCTGTTTCTGCAACTTCTAACATCGCTTGTAATTCTTTATAATCTTTATTTAATTCGTATAAACTTGGCATTCAAATTCTCCTTGTGCTACAATACAAGTAGAGACATAATACATACTCTCTACTCGCACGCTTGCTTTCCTACGGCCTAGCGTGCTTTTTTTATTTCTCTTGCCCAAAAGTTACTCAATATTAGTAGTGCGAACCCTAGGGCAACTTGAAGGAATGCGGTATAGAAATCAATTCTATCGATTTCTACTGAACCTACTGTTCCGATTACCGCTAAAAACGCTACGGCTCTTATCAACCAAATCAATTTCATAATTCTTCTCCTATCACTGTTAAAATGGGTTGTAACAAAAGCCATATACTCTATCATGCGAACCAACTTTTCCGTAATGTCTACGGAGTACATCAGAAGTGTTTTCTTCTTCAATTCGTTGACCGTCAGCACAATGACATTCCCAGCCATAAGGTGTAATTTCATCAAAGATACTCTCTACATATTCATAGTGGTCTTCACGAATTTTTGCACCAGCACAAGCAATGGCTTCCAAAAATTTGTTATTAATGAAAATTTTCATAATTCCTCTCCTACTATCACTAGCATTTGGCCAGTGATTTTTTTTATTTCACTTTTTAAACGATTGTTTTCCTGTTGTAGTTTTTCTACCTCTACTTTCATTTTCCGAAATGCTATCGGTGTATACTCATCATCAATACCTACAAGGCTTTCAACTTCCTTTTTGCTGAACCTAACTCCAGCTACTCCTTTTAATTGATGAAGTGTGCCTTTATCTCTCATGTTGTATACGCTTGTTTCGGTGCATTTTAGAAGTTTTGCTACATCAGATACTGTATAAACTAAACTGTCCATCGCTTTTCATTCCTTGCGTGTAAATCAGCTGTTCTAGCTAGTTTCACCCAAGATAGGATAACTTTCTTGTTCCATCTTGATTTGCTTCTTAACGGCCATTTAGACTTGATGAGTTTTCTCCAGTATTGTGCGTATTCATCGTTACGGCCCGCCCATCCAAATCTTGTGGGTGTTTGTCCGTATCTTTTGTTAGCTATTTTTAGATCTGTTTGATTTCGTACTATCATTTTCATTCACCTAAAAATTTATTAATAAAATACTGTTGCCCTTTTCCTGTTACTTTTGTAGTTTTATTAACCGATGTATGACCATCAGCATGACTTACAACAGTTTCTTTAATTTGGAATAGTCCCATTTCCATTGCTTTTTGTGTAGGACTGTTATAATCAGAACCTTTACGTTTTATTAAATATGAGTTTTCACGTAACCAATTAAACAATCGTTTTTGCCCCATGTCTTTTACTCCATTTTGGTGAAGTAACTTTGCTAAATCACCCACTAAGATAGAAGTATGACTGGCTGCTACACTATCAGCAAATAAAACCTTTGGCTTTTGTTCCTCAATTAAGGCTTTTGCTTTATTATGTTCTTCAACTTCATTGGCATACGCTCTTAATGCATCTGGCAATGTGCGAGGTATATCAGCAACGTATTGCCCTGTTTTGCGTATTTGAGGGATAACATCATGTGTAATCCAACGCTTAAATTCTTTGGCTTCTGGCTTTCTGCTTGAAAGTACCAAGCTATACAAGCCATATTCGTTGACGATAGATTTTTCTGGGTTTCCCGGAGTACCGTCATTTAAAATGACACTACTTTTTTCGTCATCATCCAATCGAATTAATGCTTGTCTTGAGTTGTTAATTTCAAGACAATTACATATATCTTTTGCAACAAACCAAGGCTCTTGACCCTTCATTACAATACGTACGTTACCAAATTGATTGTTTTTAAAAATTTGTAATTCGTTCATTCATGTCCTTTCTCTACTTAAAGTAGACTAATAAGGCAAAACAATATCATCAATAGTAACAGAATATAACTTGCATAATGTAATTAAATTTGCATAATCAATTTCTGTTTTTCCATTTTCCCAATTGTTTATTGTGAGCTTTGATTTCTTCATCTTTTTAGCTACTTTTTCTTGAGATAAATTTGCATTAACTCGTGCTGCTTTTAAAGAAATTTTCAGTCGCTTCAACTTATCACTCCTTTCTTCGATTATTAGTATAGTTTACTTAAAGTAGAATGTCAATACTAAAAGTAAACTTTTTTATAAAATGGTATTGTGTATTACCACTTTAAGTATTAATATATGATTATACAGGCGAGAAGAATAGGAGTTTATCATGAATTCTGACTACAAAAAGGTGTTTGCCAAAAATTTAAGTAATCTATTGGTAAGAAACAAAAAGACACAAGCTGATTTAGTAGCCGATTTAAAATTAAACAAATCAACTGTTTCAACATGGGCTAATGGTACTAAAATGCCTAGAATGAATAAAATAGAACAACTAGCCAATTACTTCGGTGTAGAAAAATCAGATTTAATAGAGGATAAATCTGATACAAATGAACAGTACTATTCTGATCCGTCTGTATCAGAATATGCACAAGCCATTAAAGACAATCCTGATTTACGTTTATTATTCGATGCAAGTAAAGATATGTCAAAAGATGATATTAACTTTGTAATTAATACTATAGAGATGTTGAAGAAAAGAGGTTGATGGTATGACTAACTACGAACCTGTAATTACTTCATGCGTCCGTGAAATGCAAGCAATGGCCTTTATTGTTTCTACTATTTCTATTGTATTCGCTATAACATTATACCTATTCACTCGTAATGGCTATATTTCTGTAGCATTGCCATTTATTGCAAATGCAGTTGTTTTAATGATGCTCACTAATAAAATACATAAAAGCATGTGTAAAAAATTCCATGTTGAATAATATACAATATCACTGCAAGAGGAGTTGATATTGTGAACATTAATTTAATTTATATAAAGCTACGCAAAACGCAAATTGCAATATTAAAGTTAAATGATGACGGAACATATACAATCCTAGTTAATAGCAATAAGCCACGAGACATACAAAGGCAAGGAATACTACACGAATTAGGTCATATCATACATGACGATATGTACAACACCGCTAATGTTGATTTAATTGAGCGTATGGCTCATGCAAGGCAATTTGACGATGTAGATGGTATCAACTTTTACACACACATCATATGAGGTGAATTATGCAATATAATATGACGGTTCGTAAAAAAGATGGCAATTACCAAATAATTGTCAGTTATAAAAACGGAATAAAATGGAAGCAAAAATCCAAGCAGGGTTTCGCCACACAAAGAGACGCTAAACTTTATGGGCAAGAAATTGTCGATAACCTAAAAAAGACTATCACCAGTCCACTTGATGATAGTCTAAAGAATGTTACTCTTATTGAATTATTTGAATTATACATAAGCGAAAAAATAGCTATCACTTACAATACTACTATAGCGTATCGAAACGCATTAAATGTTGTATCTGCATTATTTGATAAACCTATTCCGCAAATCACTAAACACCAAATCATGCAAGAATACAATAACAGCAATTATTCAGTACAAACAATAAATTTGTGTAGTCGAGTTTTAAAAGCAGTATTTAATTATGCTATTGATCCGTATCGTATTATTCGCAATAACCCTTGTATATCAATCAAACCAATCAAAGAAAGAAAGGTAAAGGATTTAAAGGTGTTTACTGAAATTGAGTTAAACGCTCTAGAACGCATGAAAGAAAAACACTATATGTATTATGTCATGTTCATGGTTGCACGATACACTGGGGCTAGATACGGAGAAATTATCGCTATTAACTGGTGTGATATAGATTTAGAAAACCAAGTCATCTTGATTGATAAACAATGGACTCGATTAAAAGATAATAGCTATGGATATGCTTTCACAAAATCAAAGAATAGTATCAGAAAAATACCTATTCCACCTGTACTATGTAGCATATTAGAAAACTATAAAGTACATTCAATGCAAGATAGATTATTCCCTTTTAAGGATAATCGGTCAAGCCGTGCTAATACAGTATTAAGCTATTATGTGAAAGATAAATCTATGCATTCCTTTCGTCATACTTACGCTACAACGCTACTGTCAAACAATGTAGATATTAAGACAGTAGCAAGCCTATTGGGTGATACTGTAGATACTGTTATAAATAATTACATCCACTATACAGATGAAATGAGAAGAAAAGCCGCCGAAAAGGTGGTAAATATTTTTGGCTAATTTTTTTGACGATTATATGACGAAATCTTAAAAACACCAGTAAATATAAGGATTGTTTAAGTTATTTTTAATACATTTAAGTATACCATAAAATATAGCATTATTCATCATCTTCTTCAT